CGCTGGACCAGTTTTGCCAGATAGCTTCAGAATAAATAAAACCCCCGTTGCGGGGGCTTTACAGTAAGCCGGGAAAAGGCTCATACTTGATGTGCGAAGACCAAGAAAGGCAAGTTTATCATATTGTACGATACCGTACACTCGCAAGACTCCCTTTCTTTTTGCAAACAATGTTTGGGCTAGAGGCCGACGAAACCCTTAGATAAAACGTCGGAGCGTGGTTGACCCTCCAGTACATAGCCCCCAAAGCAGATCGGTTTCTGCTGAGGGATAGGTTGGATATCCGATACAGACATTGTTTTAACCGCTAAGTTGCTTTTGCCCTTAGATCGTAAATTTTACTTTTGCTAGTAAAAGGGTTTATAACATCTTGAGTTTAGTCATATATCTACTGAGGCAACACAAAGTAAATATATCAGTAACCTTATAATTACTAACTGGCGAGGCTTGCCGAGCTAAAGGAGAGAGAATGTCTGGTAAGGGCAGTAAGCAGCGGCCAACTGACAAAGCCGCATTTGATGCAAATTTTGATAACATTTTTGGGAAAAAAAATATCAATACTGATAACAAGGGGAAGTGCGATGAAAACACTAAGCGAGAAGCAGCTACTAAAGAGAATAAAAAGTAAGTACGACTACCATCACGGAGCGCTGCACTTTAAAGATGGAGAGCGCAGGGCTGGCAAAAAGGTAGGGACTCGAAGCGGCATATACATGACTACCACAGTTGATGGTGCGCTCTATTACGTTCACAGATTGACGTTCCTTTATTGTAATGGCTACCTGCCTAAAATGCTGGATCACATCAATAATGACCGCCACGATAACAGGATTGAAAATCTGCGCGAAGCAAACCGCAATCAAAACAGCCACAATCGGGTTATGAATAAAAACAACACCAGCGGCGTAAAGGGTGTAACCTTTCACAAGAAGACCGGCAAATGGATGGCAAGGGTAAGATACAATTTGGATGTTATCTATTGCGGTATATACTCTGAACTCAAAGACGCCGAAAGAGCTGTAAAGAAAAAGCGCGAACAGTTGCACGGCAAGTACGCCAATCACGGCTAATCAAAAAAATCATAGGGGAATATGATGTTATTGAACACTAAAGAAGACTGGCAGCCAGAAGAGGCTGATATCATTAAATGGCAAAGGGCCTACCCTGCCATTAACGTACACCAAGAGCTAATGGCTATGGATTCTTGGTGCGACGCAAATCCAACTAAGCGCAAGACTCCCCAAGGAATCAAGAAGTTTGTTAATTCTTGGCTGGGCAGGGCTCAGAATCAGGGCGGGTCACCGCAAGCGCAAAAGCAATCAAAGCCTGACAGCATCCGTGCCAAATCTATCGACATGCAGATGACAGACATAAGCTGGCTAGAGGGCGACGCCTACCTAATGATGAAGCAGCATTACCTTGAGACCCTCGGCTTCTATTACGATGGAGAGCTTAAACGTGCCTGATAAACGATACGACTCACGGCCAGCAGGGAAGCAGCCAAGAAAATATAAATTTGTAGGTGAGCACCCGGCGCTAGAAACGGGTGCTTTCTACACGCTGCGCGAGATCTCTAACCTGACAGGCGTTAACAACAAAACAATGCACAGCAGGATGGTTGGCAAGGGTGAGGTTGCCAGCAAGCAAGTTAGAGAGACTATGGACCCATTTGGGGGAAGGTCTAAACCCCGCGAGGCGGCATACGACCGACTGAATAACGAAGAATTAAAAGTATCTGACAAGTGGCTTAGAGTGAAACTATAGGGGAATAAAATGAGTCAAGGTGACCATGTAAAAATATCAAGCAAGTTAGAAGTAGAGGCTAAGTTTGCCCATTTAATGAAAAGGGCCAACGACTGGGAGTATAAGACGCCATTGTGCATAAGGCTTGAGCCTTGGGTAGATCCGCGCACACTTAACCAATTGGCAATATTCCATATTTGGTGCAGGCAGTTATCGCAGAAATTCATTAAGACGACCCCGGACGCTACGGAAGAAGGAGTCAAGTGGATGATGAAACATAAGTTTCTGGAGTCAGAAACCATTAAGGTTGGTAAAACGGTGCTTGCAGACCAAATCAAGAGCACGTCTAAATTAACGAAAGGGGAGATGTGTCACTTCCTAGATCAGGTTTACGGCTGGGCCGCCGAAAGGGATGTATATTTATCCTTGCCAGAGTACAATGAATACACCGAATTAAAACGGAAACAGGATAAGTAGCATGTCTAAAATAGATCCGAACGTATTATTAGAGTTTGCGAAAACTGAAAGGCAGACTGAAGTTTGCCGGGCAGTAATAGCGAGCGGCTCGAACAACAAAGCAGCTAAGGCTTTAAATGCCAATCGCCGGGTAGTGGATAAGATAATGAAATCCCTAGAGCGCCATGCTGCCGAGAAGGCTGTTGCTCCCCACCGGAATGTTGATCAAGAGACTATGGAGGGATTTGAGGCAAAGCGCGTTTCTACCGCCTACAACTCTGATGGCGATATTGCGCTGCAATGGATTATTCAAGAGCCGCACAAGCGCAGTATTCAGCAAAAAGTTGATGCAATGATGGATGGCATCCGCGACGACCTGAGCGGGTTTAAAAAGCCTGCCAAGGCGCCTAAGCGATGCGATTCTGATTATTTGGCCCTTTATATTATCGGCGACCATCACTTCGGGATGCTTGCGTCGGCTGAATACAAGCTTGATGACGAAAATTGGGATGTGAAAATAGCTACCAAGATTTTGATTGATGCAACAAGCAAGCTGGCCGACCGGGTAGGAAATGCAGAGACAGCTATACTTTGCAATATCGGCGATTTCTTTCACGCCGATTCAAGCGCCAATACAACCACCAAGGGAACTCAGGTCGATGTAGATGGTCGCCAAGCAAGAACCTTTAAGCTGGCTGGCCGGTTATTCCAGATACTAATTGACAAGCTTTTGGAGAAGCACAAAAAAGTTGTCGTAGTAAATACTAGGGGTAACCACGATTACGATATGGCCTGCTATCTATCAAGCGCCATCGAGCTTTTGTATCAGAAGGAGCCTAGAATTGAGGTGCTGCCTAACTACTCTAAGTTTATCCACATGCAATGGCATAACTGTTTATTCGTCTTCCACCACGGCGACAGAATTAAGCACGAGCAGATATTCCAAACCGTTGTTAAGAATTTAGACAAGCAGTGGTCCGAAAGCAAAAACAGATACTGTCACTTAGGCCACATTCACCATCACATGGCCAGAGAGATATCGAGCTTTCATTTTGAGCATCACGGCTGTCTGGCTTCTAGCGATTCTTGGCATTCTGACATGGGCTATTCGTCAGAGCGCTCTATGTCGGCCATTGTCTACCACAAACAGCACGGTGAGGATTCACGAGTTAAAATTACAGTGGATGGACTGGATGAGTAATGTTATTTCGCTGCCGACAAAAACAATTAAAATTACAAGGCTTTACTGTGATTGTGGGGTGCCTTTGTCGTATTGGATTGATGACGCTGATAATAGCTACGGTTTATGCCAGCGCTGCGACCTACATGAGCCAGAAGAGATTATTGTCAACCATTCGGAGAATGATAAATGAACAACGCGACAGAAGAGCATTGGTCCAAGCTGATCGAAGAGATACCCACGATGGAGCGATTTGAGATAGATCTAGAAGAAGATGACCCGGTGAACAGCCCCAGTCATTACAAGTCTGGCAGCATTGAGTGCATTGAAGCTATTGAGGAAAGTATGTCCCCAGAGGCTTACCGAGGATACCTCAAAGGCAATTGCATGAAGTATCTATGGCGCTACACCTACAAATCTAACCCGGTCGAAGATTTGCAAAAAGCACAGTGGTATTTAGCCAAGCTAGTTAGCCGGGAGATCTGGAACAATGGCGATTAAGCGCGACGCTGCGGACAAATGGTTCTCTGACGTAGTGAGGCAAAAGGCTGGGTTCCAGTGTGAACATTGCGGCAAGCAGGACGGCAGGATGGAGTGCGCACATATCTGGGGTAGAGCGGCCAAGTCGGTCAGGTGGTCAATGGATAACGCACTTTGCCTGTGCCATTACTGCCATAAGGTCTTCACGGCCAACCCCCTAGACTTCGGTGTATGGCTCCAAGAGCATGTAGGGCAAGGCCACCTAGATCTGCTTAGGGAAAAATGGCAGGTGCTAATGCCTACCAATAAGCAGCTCAGGGCAGAGATAGCCAAGCATTACCGCGAAGAGCACAAGAAGATGCTTGCAGATGATACCTACATCCCAGGCTCTTATAACTAAAAGTTCTTACCAGATCCTACTTATTCCAAAGTATTGTAATCGAAAAGCTTGACAGTTTAGTGGTTAAGGTCTATTATTACACCTCAATCAAAAAACAAAGGTATTAAACAAATGAACAAAGTTACTATTACTTATTACAACGTCGAGCAGATGGTTCCTAACTCATCCGAGGGCATCGGCGTTTGGGGCTGGACTTGTCAGACTACTCACGACAAGATCACTGACCGCACCGAAGCCGAAGCAAAAATGGCTGAAGAGATGGCGGGATGGGAGAAGTACCTTGCTCAAGAGCAGGAGCGCGTGGCAGAGGGTTCTGAGGAAGCGAAAGACTATATTGCTAAACTTCAGGCCAACGTAAAGTTTCGCATTACTGAAGAGGTCAAGAACTTCACCCACGTTTGCATGTACGGATACAGCGACGTTCACGCTTACGAGATCGTCAAAGTTGTCAGCGACAAGACTGTCGAGGTGCGCAAGATGGAGACCAAGCACGACATCAGCCACTTAGAACAGGTAGCCGGAGGATTTTGTGGCCACGTTGTCAACCAGCGCAACCAGAAAGTGACTTACGAAAGCGACTCAAGCGCACCAGTGATTAGAATCAGAAGAAAGAAAAACAACCCAGAGTCGTGGACTTCTAGCGGCCAGCGTTTTGGTCTTACTGAAGCCCCTTACGCTTTTTACGACTACAACTTCTAATAACTTTAACGCCCCTTCGGGGGCAATCAAAAAATCAAGGGGAATAATATGGACACTAAAAACTTGCCAATGGATATCGACCTACTGCCAGCAGACGCGAAAGCCTTTGTCATTTCACTGGCGCAGGACGGCCTCATATCAGACTGGGGCGAAGCGTTTGACGCGCTAAACGAATGCGCTGCTTTTAGGCCAGAGCCTAACCCAGATACATTTGATTTTAATTAAAAAACCAAGGGGAATAATATGTTAGATCGCCACTCAATGACTTACAGCCAGCTCAACACTGTTGAAAAAGCTGAGCTAGAAAAACAAGAAAACCGCGCTGGATGGGTTGGCGCGGCTATACTCATAATCATGTATTGCGCTGCTAGTACAATGGAATACAATGACTGTATTAATCTGGGGGTGTGCTAATGTCTTACCATGAACTTAATGACATCGTTGCCGGGCTGATGAGCCAGAAGCCATTATGGGAAGGCGACCTAATCGATCTGGACGACAGCGAGAAGGACATGTTGGCCTTTACTTGGCTGAACACCCACCCAACTTGGTTAGACGACGTCTATCCGCACACTTGCAGCGACAGATACGATCTTGCGTTATCTATGACCTACGGCAGCACATCAAGAATGCTGGCCGCTATGTTCCGTGATGCGGAACAGGACCATGAGGACGAGTGCGACAATGATGCGTACTTCTCAGAAGCTTTAGACAACTTCTCTGACTCTCTGGATGCTGCTGATTTTATTGAGCAGGTAAGAAACAAGATCTACCTGTACCTAGAAGATGACATGCGTAACCGGGTAGAGCAAAGCTTTGCCCATATACTGCAAGAAGAGCGATCCGACAGGGGGATGCATTAATGAATGTTTATTTGCGTGAAGTTTACGAGCTGTGTGCTTCTGTTAATCCGCCTTCTGATCCAATTAAAAACAAGGCGTATTTTTTGAAACTAATTGAGGAGATAAAAGAAATCTCCGTGGAGGGTCTGAATGAAAGATCAAAAGAAGAGCTCTAAAAAGAAAATTGACGAAGCCAACAGGCTGGCAGATCGTCACTTGTTTAAACACAAGGTTGAAGATAAGCTGTTACAGTTCCGTAAATGGGCAGTAGAGCCAGCATGGATAAGCAATGGCCAATGTCTGGTAATATTTATTTGTTTAGTAGGGTTTGTAGTTTACTAGCCGAGGGTGCATATCCCTTCCTGCCAGACTGATCCGCTGGTGTGCTGTTAAGGATCAGGCCAAGGTCTAATGTACCTTTGACCCAGATTAGCCCACTGGGGTGCCGATACGGGCTACCTTCCATATCATATTTGGTATGTCATCAATAGGAATACGTCATTGGTGCATATATCCCAGACGCCTTACAATGCCGCCTTAGCTATGTACAGAATACTGTACGGCACAATTACAAAGGCGCCCCATGATTCTATTAATGATTATCTTCACCGTTATCTCCCTCACCGCAGTAGCAGTAGACGACATAGCTTAATCTGTGGTCCGAAAGGTTTACATTTTCCCCTATTCAATGCACAATACCTTTAATCTATTGACATAAAAGGTGTCGCATGGACTATTTAACAATATCAAAATGTCTTGAAGACTGTTTTGAATGGGAGCTTGGCGATCAGATAGTTCGCTTTGATTCCATACTTGATTCCCTAATGACCACTGACGTCCCCAAAGAAAAGCTACGAGAAGAGCTGTCTGATTGGAAGGATGAGGTCGCCAGCATTGTAGACGACATCGAATATGACGCTATTCTTCAGCACGAGAGGCAGAGAGAGTTTGCCACTATGTCAGAAGAGCTGTTTGGGACCGAGGTTTAATCTGCTATGCGCAACTTGACGGTTAGAGGTATAATCGGATGATGATTAAACTGACAACTGACGAGAACGTACACGAAGCCGATATGGACTTGGTCCGCGATTATGCTGAGGCATTAGTAGACCGAGACAAGCAATTAATGATTGAGGTGCTTTACCTGACTCACCAGCGCATGGAAGGATCATGCCGGTGCTTTGAGGTTAACTGCATTTGTGAGCCTAAATGAGACCATCCATATTCACCGATGAGCTTGCTGCCGACATATGCAGGCGCCTATCACTAGGGGAGAGCGCTAGACAGATCTGCCGGGGTGACGACATGCCGGTGATGTCCACGTTAATGAAATGGTTGACAGAACCAGACAAGATTACGTTTTCGGAGCAGTACGCGAGAGCCCGTGACTGTCAGGCTGACTTTTACGCCGATGAGATCATTGACATAGCTGATGAGCTTAGCGAAGGGGTGGACTCAAACACTATCAACATAGCCAAGCTGCGCATAGATAGCCGTAAGTGGAAGGTTGCTAGGATGTCGCCCCGCAAGTATGGAGACAAGCAGCAGATCGATCATACGAGCTCCGACGCATCATTTAAGCCTACAGTCATTAAGCTAGTAGCGGAGCCATTCCCTGATGATAGCGACTGATACCGCAGAGATCAGGTTACCTCCCAAGATAGTAGATGTATTCTCTGGCGAGGCGCGTTACAGGGGAGCATATGGAGGTAGAGGGTCAGGTAAGACCAGATCGTTTGCCCTGATGACAGCAGTCGCCGGGTATAAGCATGGAATGTCCGGCCTAAGCGGCCAGATACTCTGCGCACGAGAGCATCTCAACTCCCTAGATGAATCATCCCTAGAAGAAATTAAGTCCGCTATCAAGAGCGTTCCTTGGCTTCTAGCGTATTACGATATAGGCGAGAAGTTTGTCCGGTCTAAGGATGGGCGCATCAACTATGTGTTTGCAGGTCTGCGACGCAATTTAGACAGCATTAAGTCTAAGGCACGGATCATCATTGCTTGGGTAGATGAGGCTGAAGGCGTATCTGATTCTGCATGGCAGAAGCTCATTCCTACGGTCCGAGAAGATGATTCCGAGATCTGGGTCACTTGGAACCCTGAGACTAAGCATTCAGCTACTCACCGACGATTTCGTGCCAACCCTCCCCAGAGCAGCAAGATCTGCGAGATCAACTGGCAAGACAACCCCTACTTCCCAAAAGTGCTGAACAACGAGCGCAAAGAAGATATGGAGCTGCGCCCGGATGACTATGGTCATGTCTGGGACGGCGAAATGAAGATCCATGCTGACGGCGCCTATTACGCTGTTGAGATGCGAGAAGCTAAAGCCGAGGGCAGAATAGGTAACGTGCCATACGACCGCGCTGTTGGCGTTGTAACGGCCTGGGATTTGGGGATAGGTGATTCTACATCTATTTGGTTTGCGCAGTTCGTAGGGGCTGAGGTGCGCCTTATAGACTATTACGAGAGCAGCGGTGTAGGTCTGGATCATTATGTCGCCATGTTGAACGCAAAAGGCTATGTATACGAAAGCCATGTATTGCCGCACGATGTCCGGGTCAGGGAGTTGGGCTCAGGCAAGTCTAGGCTAGAGACTCTTGGAGCTCTGGGGGTGCGTCCCGTTACTATCGCGCCACAGCTAATGGTCGATGATGGCATTCAGGCCGTGCGCTCTATGATTCCCCGGTGCTGGTTTGACGAAGAGAAGTGCGAGAGAGGCATTGACGCCATCAGGCAGTATCGCCGGGACTATGACGACAAGGGCATGACTTGGAGAGGGCGACCGCTGCACGACTGGACCTCTCACTGCGCCGATGCGCTGCGTTATCTTGCTGTCGGATACAGGCCCACGTCATCTAGCTGGGGTGAGCCATTACGCCGCAACCTGAAAGGCATTGTCTAGCTAATATGGTATAATCGAGCCTTTATAATTTGACCGGATTGCATTATGGCTGTTAAGGGTTTACTCCAGTTTCTTTTTGAGCAGGGCTCTAAGCCTGACAACCTGCTGCGGCTGGGGTTTTTGAAACCAGAATCTCTGGCAAATGCTACCGCAGTTAAAACAGCGCAAACCAAATACAAAAAAAGCCTAGAAAATCCTGCCGTAGCAGCCCGTGAAGAGGGGCGCTTACTTAACTCCCCGGTGATTAATCAGGGAGCCCTTCCCGAAAGAAAAATCATAAGACCAGAAGATGTAGAGAATACTATACTGGTTAGCCATAAAGGCGATACGTCTTCCACAGATACTGAGCTGCTAGAAATGGCAGGCATAAAGTTTGATAACCCTCCAGAAAGCCGAGGAGGCGTCAGGTTTGGTGACAGCCCTAAAACCCCAGAAGAATTGTATTGGGCCTCTATGGCTACCGGGGCTGTGCCGCTTCAGAATAAAGCTGAAGGGTTAATGGCTACTTTTGATATGCCGGTGACTGGCGTTTTTGGCTCTATGGGTGATGAGGCCATGTTTTTTAATGATGCGATTAGCAACACTATGTTGCAGTGGACGCAGAAGCTTCAGCTACCCAAGAAAGCTATTGCAGAATTTGATGCTGACATGCGCAAAACTAAAAAAGACTGGGTGGGCATAAATCATCCCGACGCTAGAGATCAGTTGTTAGGTGTTAACGGTTACCCTAGAGAGGGAGCAGGCAAGTTCAGAAGCCGCTTTGCTTCAAGAATGAGTATGGCTGGCTATAGGGACTTAGGGTTTCCATCTATAGGGGATGTGAAAAGCGTATACAGAGAGCCCGGCCTAGCAAATACCAATCTAGGCGACTCAGGCTATGTAATGGGTAAAATCGGTCAGGGTTACGGCCTGACTAAAGACACCAACCACCTTTCCTATGACACTGGCATTATGGGTGAGGGAATAGGCGGTTTTGAGCAAAGCCTCCCTAATCGAATAGCGTATCCCGATGCGTATAAGAAGCTAGAGAACGAGCTTACAAAACCAAAAGACCCAACCAAAACTGCCCCTAGATTATTTACAGAGTCAGAGAAGGTAGATGCAATTGGTAAGCGTAAAGACCTGTTTCAGATTGCAGATGCTCGGTGGGTTGATACTGCGTCTAAATGGCTAGAAGACAATAAGGGTGCAACCAATGCGGCGTTGATTGCTGCTGTTGGGCTTCCGGCTGCTATGCAGTCAGAGCAAACCGAAGCTGGTCCCGCTGGATTATTGCGCAATGTAATGCCAGCGCCACAAAGAATGTTTGACCCGGCAAATAAAGACTATAAGCCTTTCTTGAGCTCTTTTGGAGAGACTCCCGGTGGTAGATACTTGGAGATGGGGCCTGATGGCCCTGTTGATATTACAGGCCAATCCCCGGCGTCGGCTAACATATCAGTCGGCCCTGATGGCAAGCCTAAGTTTCAAGTTGCTGGAGAAGAGAGAAAAGGTACACCGCCCAATAAAGGCCGCAAGGTTAAAACGAACCTGTTTAAAAAGAAGGCAGGGTGGAAATGGAGTAAAGTTCCAGAAGGGTACGACCCAGAGCCAGCAGGAGACTTTCCTATCGTTTCTGTGCAGGATGGTAAGAAGCACTATTACACAGTAGACGCGCAATTCCCTGATGGAGTTGATCTGACAACATACCCAAACTCTGCGTCTGAGCCGAGACTCCGCCCCACTAGAAAAGGCTCAGTAGAGCTGGGCGATCAAATTGGTGAGATCGATGTCCGAGGCAAAAAGCATCCAGTCTATAGCAGCGCAGTAATACGTCAGGCAGCCCCTGTTGCCATGACTGGCATCTTAGGCGCCGGAATGAGTGATGAGTCAGATGCTGGAGTTAAAGATGTTATTGCAAGCCTTGTACAAAGAGGTGTGCCAGAAAGCACTGCGGCAAAGATTGCGTCTGGTGAGCTTCCTATGGATCAGGCAAGTAGAATGGAACGAGCTTCCCAACAAGGCTACGACCTTAACAGCCCTCAATACCACGGCACGGCCTCAGACTATGTAGATTCTCAGGCATCGCGTGAAGGCAATCTAGGTCCGGGTTTCTATACAACTCCAGACTCAGATTATGCTGCATCGAGGTCGATGGTTGCCAAGTATAAAAGTCCCAACGCCCCGAATGCAGGGCAGAACGTAATCCCTATGGTGACGAGACAGGGCAACTATTTAGACCTAAATCAAGCTCATAGTCCCAATAGATACGCAGATAATGATGCACAGCAATACTTAATTGACGAAGGCTACGATGGCATACGGCGAAGTATTGATGGCGAACTAATAGAAACCAACACCTTTAACCCGGCTAATGTCAGATCAGTTCATGCAGCGTTTGACCCGGACCAGAAAGGAAGCAGGAACATGCTTGCGTCAGTTGCTGGAGCAGGATTATTATCAGGTGTCTTAGGAACAGAACAGGCACAGGCAGCAGAATACCGCGAAGCCCCAGTGGTCGAAGAGACGTCATTTGGCGACATGATCCAAGAGTACGCCGACATTAACCAAAGAACCGAAGCGGCAGAAGATCAAAAGTTTGATGCCCTGATGAGAGAGGACGCCCGGCTGCGAGAGATGGGCTCGGCTTCATTTGGAAAGTTATCGCCAGAGCTTGCTGCTTACCGTAGATCTCAGATACTACCGGGCGTAGGTGAGCTTGGCATGGGTGTACTTGGGGGTGCGGTAGATTCGCTAGACTTCCTGTCGCAAATTCCAAGCTCTATAGCGTCAATGAGGATGCCGGAAAGAACCCCTTTAAGGGATCGGCTAGGCGGTCTTCTAGACTACAACTTCATGGATAAGCGAAATCAGAAGGCAATTGACGAGGCTCGCTTTATTGGAGGGCTATTAAGCCCCATTTAATGGTATAATCGGCCACCTTACTGGAGTCCATAATGGCAATTAGTACATACAGCGAGCTACAGTCGGCAATGGCTGACTTCTTAAATCGCTCAGACCTGTCGTCTATTATCCCGACGTTTATCTCGTTGGGCGAGGCGAGGATGAACCGGGACATACGTCACTGGCAGATGGAGAACCGCGCTTCTACTACAATTGAGGGGCAATACCTATTAAAGCCGTATGACTGGGTCGAGACAATTCGATTCCATCTTACCGGGCAAGATACGTCGGTTATCTCACTACTTAGCTCCAGAGCTATGGCAGATAAGCGTCAGGCAGGGTCCAACATTGCAGGAAAGCCTGCTTATTACGCTCACTCTGAAAATCAGTTTGAAGTATTCCCAACCGCTGATGGCATTTATGCCGCTGAACTTCTTTATTACCAGAAGATCCCCGCATTAGCTGACGACGCAACCACCAACTGGTTACTGTCATCCTACCCAGACATCTATCTCTATGGATCGCTACTTAACTCTGCACCATACCTAGCCGAAGATGGCCGGGCTGAAGTGTGGGCGCGATTGTATGGCGAAGCTGTAGACAAACTTAACTTAAACTCTCAATCTGCCGCTTATTCTGGCGTTGGATTAACTACTAAAATACGAGGACTCGGATGAGCTTTTCAAACTTTCTAGAGACAGAAATACTTGATCACGTTTTTGGCGCCGCTGCTTACACTGCACCGTCAACTTTGCACGTTGGTTTATACACTGCTACCCCTAACGATGCTGGCGGCGGCACAGAGCTGTCTGGATCAGCTTACGCTAGAGTAACTGCTACATTTACAACGTCTGGCGCCACTACGTCAAACAGCGGCGCACTTGAGTGGGCTACAGCTACTGGCGACTGGGGCACTGTTACGCATGTTGGCGTATTTGATGCCGCGACCTCTGGCAACCTGTTGGCATATGGCGCACTAAGCGCATCGAAAGCTGTTGATACGGGCGATGTATTCCGCATCCCAGCAGGCGATCTCGACATTACGTTGAACTAATATGCTGTACGGCGAGTACAGGTACGGCTACTCTACATTCTCAGACGCTGCTTCCCCAATAGCTGGGGAGGCCGTGCTGTCTGCTATTGCTACTACCACCATCATTGGTGGCTTAAAGCATGGCGGCTCACTTGAGATAACCGCAGTCGCTGCATTTTCGTCAGCAGGGCAGAAGATACATTTAGGCTCGGTAGAGCAAGAAAGCTTCCCGTCGGTTTATGGCGGTTATGTTTACGGGGCGGTGGACTATAGTGCCCCCAGGATTTCCTACCCAATCTCTGCGTCGTCATCGATGGCCGCTGCTGGGATCAACGTCTTTCAGCGATCTGCGGCGCTAAGTGCTGCATCTTCTCAGGCTACATCGGGCAACATTACTGCGGCAGGCGGATCTACATTCTCGGCAGTCTCAGCTACTGTGGTGAATGGCCAATTATCGGTAAACGCTATAGGTAATGTTACAGCCAGTAGCGGTGCATTGATGTCTGGAAACATTACAGCGCGAGGTGTAACGGTTATGCCGGGTGTTGCAACTCTCAGTATTGACGGCACGTTGCTTTGGGTTGATATCCTGCCTGCCAGCAACACATGGGTAGACGCTGCATAAGCAGCACGAATATGGTCGTTATGGCCAACAACTAAACTTTACGGAGGCCGCTTAAATGGCTGATACAACTACAACGACTTACGCACTTGTAAAGCCAGAGGTCGGCGCGTCCGCTGACACTTGGGGAACCAAGTTAAACACTAACCTAGATAACATCGACAACTTGCTCGACGGTACAACTGCCGTAGCAAATATGGACCTAAACACTCCAGACATCGATGGCGGAACAATTGATGGATCAGCTATCAACAGCGCAATCATCGGTGGCACAACTGCTGCTGCGATTACAGGCACTGTTGTGGTGGCTAACACCTCTGTCAATATTGCTGGTGATGGCGCAACCGTTACCGGGATAAAAGACGAAGACGATATGTCGTCTAACTCTGC